TGGAAACAGGCCCTTGATGACGTGAGCGTCGGGGACAAGGGCGAAAACCATTTCCGCCGACGTATCCGAGAATTTCCCAACCGGATTGTCGTGGTCCAGTTCGCTTTGGTAGGGGATGCCCTCGAAGGTGTCGTACAGATACAACTCTCGTTTCAGGGTCGACAACATCAGGGCCGACCCGCCGCGGTAGACCCCCACTTCCACGATCGCCCCAGGGGGAGACCGCTCGGCGTAGTACAGCATCGACTCCAATGCCAGTTCGGGCATGGCGGACTCCGCCTGCCGACCGTCTTTGAGCCGGATGGTCGTCAGTTGCTGCAGAGGTCCCGGCATGAACCGGTAACTGTCGTTCAACGCTGCGTACCTTGCGGACGTCCGAGAAAACCGCCGTAGGTGTAGATGTCCCCGGTCTTGGTGGCGCCCCCTTCGGCGTCATCAGAGAACGTGGGGATCCTGGAACTGGGGAAGTCCACGACGCCCGCTTTCAGCGCCGCGCCCGTCACCCCCTGCAAGCCGCCGCCGGTGCCGCCGGATTGCGCGGCCGCCGTGTGGTCGGGCAACGTCGAGGTTGGAAGTCCGCCCCCGACATTCAGATCACTGGTCTCGATCATGTCACGCCTCGTGGATGTAATCGTAGATGATGGCCGCGGCGCCAGTCGCATCCGCCACCGACTTGACCGAGAATTGGCCTAGGGCCGGGACGGCGGCATTAACCGCGGTGGTGACGGTCTCGCCGGCCGTCTTGGTGCCCAACAGCACAGTACCAACTGAACTGGTGCCGACGTAGACATCGTAAGCGTGAACGCTCGAGGTCCCTGCGGTAGTGACGACTGCGGCGACGTTGCGCAGCGTTGACGCAACAAATGTTCTGAACTTCGCGAACTCGGTGGTAGCGCCAGCCGTGGCCGCCCCGGTGTATTCGCGCCCAACTGCGTATTCTGGACTGTCATAGGCCATGGTGCTCTCCCGAAAAACGGGGGCCGAAGCCCCCGCTTGCTACACGAACTACTGCTAGGCTTGGCTATCCCATTTCAGGATGCGGGTATTCGCCGCAACCGTGTGGACGATGCCGAAGCCCCCCAGGTAGTACCACGCGACCCCCTTCGACCGACCGAAGTCCGTCGGGATCTTGCCGCGCATTTCCTCGGGCACGGAGATACCTTCCGCGACCGTGTCCTGGCCGAAGAAGAATGCCCAGTTCGAGGACGCCTTGGCAAAGCCAGCCTTGGCGATGTTCGTCTGTTCGACGAAGCGCATCGACTCGTAGCGACCGATCTCGCCGTTCAGGATCATGCGGAAACCCTGATCGACATACTGGTGGATCGATTCCAGATCGTTCTTGAGCGTGCGGAACGTCGTCGGGTGCGCGATGCAGATGTAGTCGTCGTTGACATACGGAGGAATGTTGCGTTCCTTCATAATGTCGACGATGGACTTGACGTGCAGCTTGCCCATGGCGATCGTGTTGGTGCCGGTCATCGTGCCGTTGGTGAACATCGTGATGGCCGAGGTATCGGTTCCCGACGTTGGCATGACGCGCAGCGCGCACTTGTTGAACTCGGTCCAGGCGGCCTTGTCGAGGGCCTTCTTGGCGTCGTTCTTCAAGACCTTGTCGATGATCTCCATCACCGGCTGCTTGGACAGATCGTCCAGCTTGCCGGTGTAGGGCACCGAGTTCCCCATTTCACCGATCTGCATCGTGCCTTGCGAGATAGTGAAGTTGGTTTCCGGCATGGTGTCGGTTTCCGCGAGTACCGTACCGGCGGTAGCCACATCCGAAAATATGTTCCAATGGAACGTGTCTCCACGTCCTTTGCCTTGCACGGCGGCGTCCTTGATGTCAGCGAACTGCCGAAACTTCACCAGCGACTGCAGAGAAAACCGCAGCACGTCGGACAGCACTTCACTAAACATGTAACCACCGAGCGAGGCCGTGACCCAAACTTGTCCGGCCATGGTCGTGCTCCTTGATGAGAAAAACTAGGTTTGCGTGGGATCGCGAAACACCTGTCCCCTGCGTTCCTTCATGGCGCCAATGATGTCACTCTGTGTTTTGGGCAACGCGACACTGGTCGCCGCTCGAGTTGCAGCGGAGGGGAGTTCGTCGATCGCTTCCTTGCGCAATGCCTTCTCGTCGCGGGTGGTTGCTTGGGAACTGTTCGCCGGTACTCCGGCGCGCTCGCGGAACCAACTCCGCATGCGCTTGCCGGTCTCATCCAGATGCTCGTGGATTTTCTCCGCCGGGAATGCCTCGAGAGGTTTCCCTTCGGTAATCTCCATCAAGAATTCATCGGCGTTCCGTCTTGCGATCGGATCGTTGACGATGTCCGGGTAGTCCTTGGCGAACTGTCGCAATGCACTTTTGACTTCGATGGTTTGCTCGATTGCACTTGCCAACTGCTGTATGTCGGGCGCCGGAGCGACGGTCGCGGGTTGTTGCCTGCGCATGACGTCCTGCACCACTTTTTCGACCGCTTCGCGCGCCGTTCGCTTTGCGTCCTGGTCATTGCCTTGAAACATGGAATCCACGAACACGTCGAACGGATTCGGACCGGTGGGGTCCGGTTCCGTCGGCGCTGCCACGGAGGTTGCTACTGCTGGTGCTACTGGTTCTGCCGGCGCGGTGGCTTTCGCCTTCGCGTCCGCGAGAATGGCCTTGGCCTCCGCCAGAAAGCGATCGGCAGCTTCGGTCTTCTGTGCGGTGGCCCGAAGCTGGTCCAGCGGCACCATCTTTTCTTCGCCGTTGACCTTGGTGCGGACCAGATACTTTCCGAGGTCCTCGTCGGACAGGATCAGGGGTTCGTTGCTTTGTCGCTCGACCTGCGTTTCCGCATCAAGGTCGACTTCGGGTGCTTCATCGGTGACGCCGTCGCTGGCCAGGGTGCCCTTGCGGGTCCCCAGCACGGCTTCCATGGCCTCGGCCCGCGTCAGTCGTTGCAGCGGGTCATTCGGATCCTTCGTGGGCGCGTCCGCGGGGATGGCGCCTTCCTCGATAGCCATGCGTTCCTCCTAGTGCCAATGATCCTGTGGGCCCTTGACCCGGCGCAAGCCAAAACTGTGCATGTCGGATTTCGGGATACAAAACATATTCACCGAGACGATGTTCGTGAAGACGTTCAATTTCTCGGCGGCGAAGTTCTTGCTGTTGTAAAGCGGCGGCATGTGCCAGTAAAGCTCGTAACCCTGACCATGGAGCCAGGTGATGAGGGCTTCGCTTTTGTCGCGGCGATCGTTCTCGACATAGATGTAGGGACGATGTCGATCGATCAGCTTTTCCGCGCCCATCAATACTTCGAGTTCCATCCCTTCCACGTCGATCTTCAACAGGTCGACCCGGGGAAAGCCGATGCCATCGAGCGTCAGCAGCACCACGGCCTCGGGAGTTGGAGTCGACTGCATCGAGACTCCGCCGAAGTTTGCCGGCTCTCGGGGATTCAGGTTGGGCACGAAGATCCTGCCTTCGGCGGCGCCGATCGCTGCTTGCCACGCGAGGACGTTGGTCAACTGATTCAGGGCCAGGTTGGCGCACATCGCCTGATAGACCAACCGTTGCGGTTCGAAAGCGTAGACCAGGCCGCATTTTTGGGCCATCGGAACCGTGTGGCTTCCGATATTGGCCCCGACTTCGATGACGAACGAGTGTTTCTCCACCAGACCCAACAGGAAGGAGCACTCGTCCTCGTTGTATTCCCCGTAGACGTCCAGACTGCGGCCGACGTACTTGTCGTTCTTGTTGTAGACCATCGGACCGTGCCGACAGAAGCGAAGGTTGTTGAAGCCCTTGTCGAACTCGATCGTGCTATTGCCGGTGATCTTTGCTTCCTGTGCGTCCTCGCGGATGGCACCGTCCATGTTGTCTCCTATTCGGTTTCCTGGTACTCCAGTTCGGCCTGCCTTCCGGCGAGGATATAGCCAGCAAAGGCATCTTGCCAATAACTCAGGATGCCGAGTCGCTGGCGGATGTGGCGCATTTGGTCTCGATCTTCCTGCTTATCGGGGTCCAGATCCGCCAGGGCGCGGTACAGGCCCTGCGCCTGCTGTTCGGCGTCGGTCAGGATTCTTTGGCCGATTTCACTATCCAAAAAGGCTTGCACTTGGATTCCGAAATCGATCGTTCGCAGCAACTCCTGGCCGCGAAGCCTATCGCGGTCTTCCGCGGCTTGCTGAAACTGGTCCAGGTCGTCTTCTTGCTCGCTCATGGTTCTATCGGAAAGCACGCATAGCGCACGGTATCACCATCGCGGTAGATCGTTTCCCCAATCTTCCAGCCCCGCGAGGGAAACAGACCGTGCAAGATCATGTCCAGTATGAGATTGTGGACTGGGCAGCCTGCACGCAAGCGCAGGGGGTATTCCACCAAGCGCGGGAATTCAATCGGGACGCATGGTCTCGATGCCACGGGTTGCTCCGATGTCCGGGGAAGTCGGTTGCGGTGGATTCGCCGGGAAGTTGGGGCTCGTGTTCTGCGCTATTCCCGGAGTGATTTCCGCCCCGGTCTTCGGGTTTTCCACGGGGTTCATGGTTACGGTTCCAGTTCCCGGAGGAATGGGGAAGTTCGGGTCTACGCCTGGGGGTACGGGGGGTATGTAACCCGCGGCCTGCATGATCTTGTCCGCTACGGGTGCTACTGCCGGAACCGCGGATATGACTTCCGCTGTCTGAATGGCGGAGAAGCTGGAGGCAACCCCTTCCTTGACGGTCTGTGCCTTGGTCCGCTCGGTTTCGGCGATGAGTTTCTTGACCGTGGCGTCGATGATTTCCTTCGGCTGCTTCTGTTCGAGTTGAGAGCGAAGCTGCTCGATCGTCTTTTTCATGGCGACCATGTTCGGATCTTCGTTTTCCGGGAGGAAGCGTTTCCCGTCCTTGTAGCCCATCATGCCAAAGACTTCCTTGAAGATTTCCCCGGTATTAAGACCGAAACGCTCAAGGGTCTGGTCGGCCAGAAGTTGTCTCATGGCTTCGAGTCCGCTGGTGAAGTTCTTGAGTTGGTCGGCCGGATTGGTCGCTCCAACCCCAACTGCGACGTTCACGGTCACATCCTGCAGCAAAAGATCGTCGGTGACTTGATCGATGCCAAAGCGTTGGTACAAATTGGCCTTTTTCGCGCACAACCCCAGGATCACGGTGTCTGTTTCGTAGCGTTGCTCGAGTTCCACCAGTTGGTACAGAACCGGTTCTACCCACGTCTCGTTGAAGGTCCGAAGCTGGTAGGCGGAAATCTGGCTGGCATCCTTGGTCAGGATCTGCATACCTCCTACCGTTTCGTTCAATTTGCGGTTCGACTGTACCGACGCTTGAGAAAAACTCCCCGCCAGATCGTCGAAGTCCAGATTCAGCCGGTCCTGTTCCTCGTAGGCGGATCTTGTGACGTCCGCCGTCTCTACGATGGTCACGTCCTTCCCCGGCGTCGGATCGTTCATCATCGTGATCGAACTGGGGATATTTCGCTGCAAACTGCGTAAATCGACCTGGGCGGTGCGTTTCACGAAGAAACGCTTGTTCATGGCGAATTTGACGTTGTCCGACCTTTGGTTGGCGTTCTCATTCAATTCCGCCTGCACGTCCTTAGTCAGACCTACAGGAGCGGTTGGATAGGTCTTGTGCGTCTCAATGACTGGAAAACCAATGACATACGGACGTTTCCCGTGGAACCATACGTCCTCGATCGGCCTTGGAGTATCCAACATCATGTCGGTGCCGAGGGTGTGATACACAAAGTCCGACCCGTCGACTTCCATGATGTTGCGGTGGACCCACACGATAGAAAACTGCCTGATCCCGGATGCATGGGTCGCGGGATCGATTTTTCCCTGTTCGCGTTGCATCTTGACGATGTTGGAGAATTGGGTCGAGGCTTTCAGCAGTTGCTCTGGAGAGGCTGGGGTCCACAGGGGTTGCTGGGTCTTCGCGTCGATGGTCGTCATCCTGGCGGTGACGTCCTTGACGTACATCGGGATCATTTCGATGAAGTACGGGCTGGTGTGAACCGCGTCGTACCAGTCGGCAGAGGGGTCGAAGCGGATGTTCTCGATGGGTCTTAGCTTGACCATCGGACGGTCAATCTTCTTCTTGGCGTTGAAGTCCCAGTATTGGTAGGAACACACAATGCCTTGGACCATGGCGTCCTGGTAGGCCCCGAGGAGGGTGACAAACCAGGGGATGGATCCTGGTTCTGTCAGA